GCCGTATCGCCATTGCTGTCGCCTACAACCGCGTCGGCGATGAAAAAGAGCGAACGCTCAATCTCACGATCTCCGGTACGAAAAGCTGCAATCTGCAAAGCAAGACGGATCCCGAAGAGCGCGCCCTCGGATTCGCCCTCCTCAAGGAATGGGGGATCCTGAGCGCATTCCGGCAGATCGCGTCCGATGACCTGCAGGCGATATTTCCCCAACTGGTTCAACTCCATGACCGCATTGAAGACGAGGTCAGCGGCAGCTACCTCCTGGAACTCGGGCTCGACCCCAGCCGTCTGATCGAAGGCGGGCTGCTAGAGCGTCGCGACCGTCAGGATGTGGTCCTGATCGACGACGACTACTTTGCCGGGGAAAGCACCGTGAAGCCCTCGGCGGTTGAAGGCATCGTCAACACGATCGGCCCATTCGGCGAGGACGCTGGCAAGCGACCTGCGTCGGATGTCGAGATGTTCGCGATCAATGGCCAATGGCTACACGAGACCCTCATGCGTCTGATAAAACCGCTCTTGAGCAAGCGGACAGCCCAGATCCTCGACCCGGACCTGACCCTTCTCGGTGCAATGCAGGTGGATGGCGCTGAAGTGCCCGTCTATTTCGCCCGACGACTCAATGACCCGAAAACCGCGCAAAGACTGGACTTGGCCCTACGCGCGCGGAACACAACTGGCGTCGGCATTATCCTCGCGGCAAGTGAGGAAATGCCATTGCACCTCGGCTCCAACGTCGTTGTGCCGCTTCTGTCCCATCTCGCATCGGCGGACGAGGATCTCCTGTTCACGCGCGATGGCATCGAATTCGCATATAAAAACAACATTTCGCTCGCTCGCGGGGGTGTGTCGCCGCGCGTCGTCCGGGCAGGCACGCAATCCGGTACTTTGTACATTCCGGGCAAGGAGCCGCTGCACCTCGCGGGGAACGATCAGCTGACAATCTTCGAACGCCTGGTCGTCGCGGCCGGAAAGGGCAGCCCTGATGTCCAGGTCAAGACGCTGATGGAAGGCTTCGAATCCAAAAGTCCCCAACAGGCATTCCGGAAGAATACCTGGGACAGCATCAGGGACGTCTATATCGGCAAGGGTGCCAAGAACGGCTACTGGCGTCTGGTGCTCGCCGGGCAACCGACCGAAAAGGTCGCCGAAGCCCCGATCGAAGAGTCCGTCTAATGTCGGTCTAACATGCGCCGGGAGACGGTCTAACAAACCGCTGATTATTGGAAAGGCTCACTCATCAGAGGAGCATTCCAATGCCGACTCCCGATACTTCCTGCCAGACAGCCCAGATGACCTGGACCGGCGGCGCAGAGACGAAACCCACCACTTTGAGCCCCGAATGGCGCTGCACGCGCTGTGACAAGCTGCTCGGCGTCTGCCGGGACGGCCGGATGCACCTGCGTTTTGCGCGAGGGCACGAATATTTCGTGGGCTTTCCGGTCGTGGCCACCTGCCGCGGCTGCGGCACGCTGAACCAGGTGCAATCACCCGCGCGCTGAGGCGCGCATCTCACCAATTCCCTGAAATCGCAGAGACGCACGACGTCCTGACCTGGCCACGAAAAGGCGCTGGACGCCTGGCCGCAAGGCAGGCGTCCAATGTCTATCGCGTGGCACGAGATCCGTGATCACCTCATGTTTTCTTCTTCAACTCTCAGTTTTCAACACACCTTCGATGCAATCGGGTGCATCAGCGAACCGCTCGCGCATTTCGCTGATCCGGCCGCATTGCTGGACGCGCTGCACGTCGGTTGCCGCGCGCCGGACGATAAAAACCGATTGCTGATCGCACTGGTCGGGGCCGCACAGTCTGGCGGCGCGGCCTCCGATTGTGCCCTGACGCTGATGCTGCTGGCTCTCTGGCCGGGGCTGGATGCCGTTCGGCGCAGATCGATCTGGCGCAGGATCGGCACCGGCGACGAGGTTGCATCCGAAATCCTTGCACGGGCCTCAGAAGCCATTCGGGGATTGGACCTGCAGCGGGTCAACTGGATCGCGGCAACCATCCTGCGGAATATCGAGCGGGATCTGATCAGAACGCGCCAGCGCGAGGACAGGCACCAGTGCCTGCGCAGCGAGACCGATCCGGACGATATCCCGATTGACGGGGGAGTGTCACAGGCCACTGCCAGCCCCGGACTGCTCCACGGCGATCTGGTCCGCATCATCGGCACGGATGCGGATCTGGTGATCCGTGTGGCCATCGACGGTTTCTCCCAGGCCGAGGTCGCATCCGAGATGGGGCTGTCCGAGGCGGCGGCGCGCAAACGCTATCAGCGGGCGACCCGGCGTCTGCGCGACACCCTGCAAGAATTTCTCTGATCCGATGTCCCGATCCCTGCGGTGCGGTGGCTTTTCCCATTCAGACGCCACCGCGCGCCCCACTCAAACCGAAAGTCGACCCGCATGATCCGCAAAGCCGACCTCTTGTCCGCAGACCTCAAGCGCATCCCCGGCCTCTACCGCCGCTGGGAGTTGCCGGAAATCCTGAAGAACCAGCGTGCATACCGCATCGAGAATGCCGGTGCCCACCAGGATGGAACGCCTCTCGTGGCGGTCTACGCCGACGCCGACACGGGTCAGCCGGACGACCAGCACAACGCCTCAAACCAAGACACCGAAGCGGTCTCGGTCTCCGCTGGGACGATGTCGCGGCGGCCTGACTAGAGGGAAAAGGAGGAGATTATGTTCATGGGAACCACACCCTTTATCACGGTTCGCGCCAACCGACCGCTGTCCGAGATCGAGTTCTGCGCCTGGGTGGCGCAGGCCGTTCCCGGCGACCGGCTGGAATACCATCGCGGCTTTCTGGTGCTCGACATCTTCCCTGTGTTTTCAGGGCTGTCGGATGCGGCACGCTCCGAGTTGAGCAGGCTTGGATCGCGGGCCTTCTGGGCCGCTGAACTTGGTCTCGTGCATCTCGTCCAGGAACGCGTGGGGCCCGACCAGTTCGCCTATATCGCCGTCGCCCGCCCCAAGCCCAAAGCTGCTGCCGTCTCGCTCTCCGAGCTGCTGCTCGCCGAACAGGAGGCCGCGTGATGCCCGCCTTCCAATCCTTTTTCACCGATCACGGAGACCAGTTTATGCCTTTCCCCGAGAACGCCCCCACGCCGGACGATCTGGCATCCCTCAGCGCCGCCGACATCGCGACCCTGCCGGTCGAGTTGCTGGCGATCCTGCAGCGCGAGATCGACGAGCGCCTGAAGCGCGACAAGGCCGCCAAAACCCGCTTCGATGCTGGACTGGCCGTCCGCTATGCCACCCGCGCCGCTGAAGAACGCCAGGTTCAGGCCAAGGACACTGGTACGGTCCGGTTCGACGATGGTGATTTCACCGTGGTCGCCGATCTGCCGAAACGGGTGGATTGGGATCAGGATCGGTTGTCCGAGATGGTCACGCGTATCCGCGATGCCGGGGACGATCCGGCCGAATATGTCGATCTGACATTCAAGGTGCCGGAGCGCAAATACGCCGCCTGGCCCGAGGCGATCCGGCAGGGCTTCGAGCCCGCACGCACGGTGCGGCCGGGCACGCTGAAGATCGAGATCCTCGCGCAGGGGGCCGACCAATGAGCCTCCCCATCATCACCGCTGACCAACGGCTGGCCGCGCCGCGCGGCATCAAGGGCTGCATCTTCGGCAAATCCGGCATCGGGAAAACCTCGCTGCTCTGGACGCTCGATCCCGACCGCACCTTGTTCATGGATCTTGAAGCGGGCGACCTCGCCATCGAGGGCTGGGCCGGAGACAGCATCCGGCCGCGGACATGGGCGGAATGCCGGGATTTCGCGGTGTTCATCGGCGGGCCAAACCCGGCGCTCCGCGACGAGCAGCCGTACAGCCCCGCGCACTATGCCGCCGTCTGCGACCGTTTTGGCGATCCGACAGCACTGGACCGCTACGACACCTTCTTCGTCGACTCGATCACGGTGGCGGGGCGGCTGTGCTTTCAATGGTGCAAAGGCCAGCCCGAAGCCCTGTCGGAAAAGACCGGCAAGCCCGACGTGCGCGGTGCCTACGGGCTGCACGGGCGCGAGATGATCGCCTGGCTGACCCACCTGCAGCACACGCGGGCGAAGAACGTGATCTTCGTGGGGATCCTCGACGAGAAGCTCGACGACTTCAATCGCAAGGTCTTCGTGCCGCAGATCGACGGTGCCAAGACCGGATTGGAACTGCCCGGCATCGTGGACGAAGTGCTGACCCTGACCTCGTTGCCGGACGACAAGGGTATGCCGCAACGTGTCTTCGTCTGCCAGACCCAGAACCCCTGGGGCTATCCGGCCAAGGACCGCTCCGGTCGCCTCGACCTGACAGAGCCCGCCGATCTCGGCGCGCTTCTCACCAAGATCAACCAAACCCAGAAAGGATAATCCCCATGACTTTTGACATGAATGACGTCGCACCGCAGCAATCCGGCGACC